GTATATGATGTAGCCGTACCTATTGTTGGTGTTAAATCATGAGCCATAGTTACGTTAGTAATATTTCCTGTTATAGAAGTATCAGTATCATCTATAAGACCTGTTACTTTTGAATGTCTGAAACCACCTTCAAACTGACCCAAAGTATCTGAATTAAAATTTGTTAATGTAGAAGAAATTTCAGATGCTAATGTAGATACATTTTTAGTTGTTTTACTTGAATCAAATTTAAAGACTACTTGTAAAATAAGTTTTGTAGTTTGTACATCAACAATAACTGGAGTTATGGATGCAACTGTGAATGGTGCAAGGTCTGTAATTAATTGTGCTTTTTCAGTTGCAGTTAAACTATTACCTGTTGTAGATTTTATTGCTATAAAAACTTTTCCATATTCGGGAGTATCGATGACACCAAGACTTGTATCAAAAGAACCAGCTTCTCCACCAAAGACTTGAACGACTTGTGTGTTAGGAAAAAACTTTCTTGCAAAAACTTTATAATCCTCTGATGTAACACAACGACCTTGAGAAGCAAAATCTAAAGGAGCATTATACTTTATGGATGAAAGACTTTCTGGTTCAGCACCAGCAGTTGAGGTAGCTGATGTTACAACTGATACATCTGTAACACTTGCGATTGCCGCAGAATTGGTAAAAATTGAAGCTCCGTTAGCTGCAGATTTATTAGACACAACATATGTAAGTATTACAATATTGTCATCAGAAAGTGCAGTACCAATAATACCATCACCAAAATATATTTCAAATAATCCAGCCTCAACTTCTTGTAAAAAATAAACATTACTTCCAGCAGCCACTTGAGTTATATCCGTTGCTTCTGTAAATGTATTAGTAGTGGAATCTGTAGATGATGTTTGAACTTTAACTGTCAAGGTGCTAGTGTCTGCTCTATTGTCTGTTATAAGAAACCTTTGATCTATATCAGAAGAATCTACTGAGTAACGTGTAGTTATAAACGAACCTTCATAAATATCTACACCAACAAAAGGAATAGTATTTCCAGTGTTAGATTTTGTTACATCTGATATAGTTGAGAATTGATAAGATACATCATCCACCGTTGTAGTAAAAACAGTTCCAGCTGACATTGTTGCAGAAGTTGTATTAGTATTAAGAGTTACATCTACCGTTGCTTTTGATGCACGAGCAGAAGTTGGTACATAACCTAATGTCTTTGCGTGAGAAACAATACTTGATCTTAATGATGCACTATCTAAAAACATTTCGTTTGCTAACATATTTGCATTGAAACCAAGATAGTGAGTGTTGTATGCAAGAACATCTAACAATGCACTCATACCAGAACCTTCAAAATCATAATCAGTAAATTCGGTTTGTGCGCCTAGAAAAGTTTTGAGATTATCTTTTACATCATCAAAATCAAATTCTGTCACCTCTAATCTTTTATTATTTGTAGCCATTATCGTAATACCTCTAGAAATACCGTTAAGTCAACGAGCTCTGTAGGTGTATTAACAACAAAGAACTCTATCGTCACTTCATATTCATTACGATCTAAGTTAGGGTCAGCACGAACACTAATAAGTCTAACCCTTGGTTCAAAATTTTCAATAACATCTTCTATCTTTTTTGCAAGAATGAAGGCTGTCATATTACTCATATTCTCAAATAACATATCCCTTATACCAGAACCAATCTCTGGATGAAAAGGTTTTTCATAATGGTTAAGTAAAACAAGGTTACGAACAGACCGTTTAACAGCTTGTATATCAGTAACTTTTCTTACATCCTTAGAGGATTGAGTCTTTGCAAAGAATAAATCTAAATCTCTATACTGCCGCACATTACGATCTATGTCATTCTGACCTTGTGCATCTCTGTGTGCGGTTGGTGTAGCCATTAAGTTGGACTCCTGTTACGTTTATTTATAAGGAAAACTACGAAGTTTGTTTCATTATAAACTTATCATTTCTCCATTTTTCTTTTGCGTTCACACGAATGAATGGTTTGTTAGTTTCACTCTTAACTGGGTTGGGTATTGTTAACATAACATTTTTACCAGAGTTAAAGGCTTTAAGTTGGTTCATAGCACGATCTAATTCACTTGTATTCTTACGGCCAGATTTAACACACCATGCTGAAACATTACGTCTTTCACCATTCGATACTTCACCTGACCTTGATTTTTTCTTTCCCATAATATGGATTCCTTTTTAATATAATATAATTGTATTTATACAGTTTATGCAGACTTGTATTAGACCTCAACTTCATCAGTTTTATAATCTGGATCATAATTAGATAAAGTATAATAAGAAACAACAAAAAAAGTTTCATCTGGGTATCCATAATCTTTACCTAAAAAGTTTTCTCCAAATTCTTCATAATCAATACCTATATTATTACTAATAGTTATTTTTTTTTCGTTTACAACAAATGTATCAAATCTATCAGGATGTCTTGTTGGAAAAGAACGAATAGTTTTTGAACGCTTTGTAGTTAGATCAAAACCTTTAAGTTTACCTATTCTTATAGGTTTAGAAGATAATTCAAAAGATATTTCATCAGGATATAATGCATCATCAACATCATCAACATGAATATATTCTGTAACTCTTATTTGTTTGGTAACAAAACCATTCTCACTAAAATTCTTTCTAGAAATAGTTTTACTTCCGCCACCACTAGTTGTTGTAGTTACGACAGCATCTTTAGAAGTTGTTACTTTACTAGTAATACCTTGTTGAGTAACATTAGTGCTTTTTTCTGTAATTTTTATTTGTTTAGTATCCTCAGTTGGTGGAGTGGTTGATACAGATATAACCGAACTTGATGCAGTAGACTTTGCAGCAGTAAGTTTAGTATTTTCTACAAAAGTTGCAGCTGTTTCTTTAACAGTATCTTTATCGGGTATTTTAACTGCAACAGCTTTCTGAAATGCAGCGGATACTCCATCTGCTGGTTTTTCAAAATTAGGAATACTAAAAGATAAACTAGTACCACCAGCAATAGCAGATTTTGCATTGGAAACAAGAGTATCTAAATTAAATCCAGATGCAGATAATTCTGTACCGAAACTTGAAGTAATACTTGAAAGAAGATTTGCTGCTTGAGTTGGATCAGAGATACCAGATAAACTAGACAACTGTGATTGTAAATTAATATTAGGTAGTTCCAAACCCTGTGGAACCAAACTTCTCAATTCTCCAGTAAGTGCTGATAAGTCTCCTTCAATAGCTGCAGCAGCTTTTGAAGCATCTTCCTGTATATTTGCTTTCATAGTTTCGGCTGTAGATTCAATTTTTTTTAATATATTATTAAATAATTCATTGACCCCTGCTAAACCTGATGTTTTTGTATCCATATCCTATCCTCCTGCAAATACATTTTCACTACCTGATGCAACTGATGTACAATTAGTGACAGGATCACCTATTCTACCACAACCTTTACCATTAATCTTTACTGTAAGAGAACCTGTTGTAATAGGTTTAAGGTGTTTTGGGCATGGTGCGCCAGGTTTTTTATGTATTGTATTGTTATCACCTTCTCTACTTATGCCAATCCCATTAACAAATACATTACCTGAACGCTGATCCCTTCTTGGTACACTGCAATGTATTAAATCAACATCAACCGAATCTCCTCTACAAACTGCCGGCATTTGTATTCTCCTGAGTTATTAATTTTTGTAATTTAAAGTTCCACAAAGCAATCTCCCTATGTTCTGCTTCTGTATGTCCATCACCATCAACATGAAAATCTCCTATTGGCAGATGAAAATGATCTGCACCTACAGCATCACCCACTATGTTATCAAAAGGTATTCTTCCTCCATCTTCATCTAATAGAACATCTGTTGTTCCTGTCTCTAATCTAACGAATGGCCCGATATGATTATCACCCTCTACTAGTTCCAATACCAAATGATTTTCTAATCCATCTGCAAAATCCTCTGGTACTAATCTATCCACTCCATCTGCAATTTCCATTATAAGGTTATCACCAGCATTAGCAGAAGAACCATCTGTTCCGTCTAATACTATAAATGTTTCTAACCCAACATCATCTTCAGCTGACAAATTGTCAATGACAGTAGAACCTGGCTCTAATAATATTTCGTTTGCTTGTTCCTCTGTACCAACATCTGGTAAAAAACTAATAACGTGTTTCAATGTAGCCAGAGGTATATCATCATAATCAGTAAAAGTTGTTATCACATTTGAACTATCCATTATCCTAAAAGCATGAGCCATATCAATTCCTAGTTCAAGTTAATAATTTCTGAATCAATATCCACTTCAGTAGTTGCATTAAGATCATATGTTGTATCAGTATTTACTTGGAAAGTAGAAGTTGATGTTTGTGTCATTGTTGATTCTGTTTTAATTATCATTGCTGTCTGTGACCTCATATCTAAATCCGCACCAGACTTAAATGACATTATACCAGAAGTCGTTGCTATCGTCATATCATTTTTTGATGTAACATATAAATCATTATTGGTTATAATTTTCATATCATCCTCAGAAAAGATTATAGATTTCTTACCAATAATTTCTGTCTTAGACCCTGTTATATTAATATCAATATCACCCTCGCCTGGAGCTGCAGATTCTTCCAGAGGGCCTACGTTTCCTCTTACATAACCTTTAATATAATATGCATGATTACCATTTATTTCTTCTTCAACATTACCACCATTTTTATATCCAACCTTAGTACGTATATTTCCACCTATCTTTTGCGTGTAGTCTCCCTCTACCTCTAAATGATAATCTCCTTTAATATATTCTCTTACTGTTCCTTCTATTGTTAGATTAACACTTCCTGATACATAAACATTAGAACTACCAGCAATAATTTCGTAATTGTCTCCGATAACCTTAACAACTTTAGAACCGTCTGGATGTATCTCTTCAAATGTTCCTGACTTATGTTGCGTAAATAATCTTTCTGCGCCAGGGCTATCGTCTATCTCATGTATATGTCCTGATTCACTTTCATGTACATGGTTATATGGATACTGTGAAGATATATAAGGGTCTGCATCTGCAAGAATCCCTTTAGGATTAGGTTCTTCAAAAAAACCTCTAGTCTCTTCTTCTGCAACATCAGATACAGCGGATAGGTTTGGTTTTGTTGCAGTAGGAACACCACTACCAGCTGGAGTTGCTGTAGGATCATCTTTAAGTCTCATTGCCCTACGATTTACTAACGAAAGATGACTTTCTGAATTTTTACCTTGTGCAAGTCTATTGGTATCTGGTTCGTTTAACTCATGACCTGATATCCTACGATAGTCTTCACCATCTACAGGATACGGGCCATATGTAGGATCGCTTTTATATTGATCCTGTATAGCATTTTTTCCTCTAGGATCACTAAACCCTTGTCTTGGATCAGCAGCTGCCTCTGGATTTCCTGGCAAAGAACCTATGATGATAGGTTGTTGTTTGTCTTGAGCATCTCTAAAGAAACCGATAACATAAGAACCCTCAACAAGAAAGGACGGACTATTGCCCATACCTTGCATACATGGATCAGTAACAGGATGCATAACATGAGCCCACGGCAAATCAGTCGTAGGTAATGCAGAAATATCTTCCGTATGAAAACCAACACAACGAACACGAACTCTACCTAGAGCCTCTGGATCATTACGATCTTCAACTACGCCTACAAACCACACAAACCCGTCAAGGCCCATAAAATAACTTTGTTCTGCCATACTAATCCTCACATATATTTATATGAGTATTTATAAGGATTAGTGTAGGTCTGGATCGCGTCCCATTAGTTTACTATCAATCTTGTATTCTTCTATCTCATAGGGAGTGTTTGGATTATCGATACGCAAGTGTTCTACAACAATATACGCTTCATCTTGATCCAGATTATCGGCTAGTATTGATTTATTAATAACTCTATACTTTGTCATGTTTAATATTTAGACAAAAGGATATTAGAATAACTCTGATTCATAGACATATTCTAGTCCAAGAGGAGTTTTAATCTCAAAAAAGATAGAATCTTTGTGCTTTTCTCGTATAGGGACGTACATTTTCTTCTTCTTAGACCAATAAGTGACTTCACCATTCTCTAATACAACGTCATCATAGGAGTCAGATTCTACAGCTGATATCTCTCCTGTAAACTTATCACCCACATCATTGAGGAATGATACAATCTTACCAATTTCTAGTTTCATAATAATAGTTTCCTTTGTTTCATTATGTTTATACTATAACACAAAAAAGGAACAAGAGTCAACACAAATCGACATGGTTTATGCATTTTATTTGATTTTTATGAAATGTGTGATATTATTGTCACACTAATGAATGGTACTATTCTCAGATATACCAGTGAGCTCTCTTTTCATGAGCTTTCTTAAATCTGGTATAGTCTTTATACCTTGAATAGCTATTTTCTCAACATCTTCATCATCTGGAAGTATAACAGTATATAAAGAAAGAGCTATGCGAATAAGAACAGCGGAAGTCATAACAATGTCTTTGTCTGTCTCTAAATAACTCTCTATACTTTTCCACAGAAGTTGTTCTACTTCACGAGCCTTCTTTAGTTGATCTTCAATTTCCATTGGATACATCTTTGTCAACAACTACTTGGACTTTACGATTTTCCCATGCATCATGGTCTGCTTTAGATTTCAATTCATCTCCACGTTTCTTTGCGGCCTTTAACTCATCAACAAACTTACCAGCTCTCTTGTCACCCTCTGGTGTTGTAATGTCAATATCTTTTGGCATTGTAATAGTAGAGTGATCTTTCTTATGAAACCCATCTGAAGAAATCTTACTTCCTTTACTCTGTTGCCATGCATTATCAACACGAACAATAGAAGAACCATCCTCTGCTGTATCTATAACTGTCCCATCACCAAACCTATCTGCAACCGCATCAGTTGGAACAATACCTGCTTTTGATTCAAATGACTTCTGATCTGTTAATGCCATATGAGCAGCTCTATCCACTATTTCCTTTTCAGTCAGGTTGGGATTTTCTGTACGTATCAAAGCCACATACTTGTTAAGTTTATCTGTTAATGCTACTAATCTTGGATCGTTCATAATCTAACTCCTAATTACCATGTTTTTTAAATTTTTCTGTTTTAACTTCTGGACTTAGGGGAATGGTTGGTTGCTCCTCTAAACCCAGCATCTGTTTCCAGTTATAGTGAACCTCTATCTTACCAGTGGTTACACCCTCGTAGTATTCATCAAAGGTTAATGAAGTACTATATCTTTTATTATAATACCCAACATGTTCCTCCATAACCAGTTGTTGCCATGACTTACTTTCACCTTCAGAGGATTCTCCGTCTTCTTCAACAATGGTTTCTTCTTCTCCATCATCAAACAAAGATAGAACCTCTTCCTCAGTAAGACCCATCTTTGCAAGCTTTGCAATCGCAGACTTTTTTACATCATTCATCAACAGACTCCTCAACATTCTCTAATGTAATCTCTTCTATTTCCTTAGAACCATACTTAAACTCTGTCTCACACGCCAAGTCTAACTTATGCATGAT